TCGGCCCCACCATCCGAGGTTTACGATGGCGACATATTCGGCTGGCGATCAGATCAATCGCGCCCTGCGTTTATTGGGCGTTCTAGCAGAAGGTGAAACGCCCTCGGCATCAGTGTCGCAAGATGCGCTGATGGCGATGAACCAAATGATTGAGAGTTGGAATACAGAAAAACTGTCAACATTCAACACTCAAGATCAAACGTATCTTTGGACGCCCGGTCTGATCACGCAGACGCTTGGGCCTTCTGGTGACTTTGTGGGCAATCGCCCGATTCTGTTGGATGACTCGACGTATTTTCGTGACCCGACAACCAATGTCAGTTACGGCATCAAGTTCATCAACCAGCAGCAATACGACGGGATCGCGGTCAAAACCGTGACCTCCACTTATCCACAGGTAATGTGGATAAACATGGAATACCCCAACATCACGATGACGATCTACCCCAAGCCCACGAGGGTTCTGGAGTGGCATTTCATTAGCGTTGAAGAACTGTATCAACCGGCAACGTTGGCGACTACGCTGGCCTTTCCACCGGGTTATCTGCGAGCTTTCACCTACAACCTAGCGATGGAGATTGCGCCCGAGTTTGGCGTTGAACCATCGCCGCAGGTGCAGCGTATTGCCATGACCAGCAAGCGCAACCTCAAGCGCATCAACAACCCTGACGATGTAATGTCGATGCCTTACTCGTTGGTGGCAACGCGCCAGCGGTTTAACGTCTTTGCCGGTAATTATTAAAAATGTTATTATCTAGCGTGCCACCACGACTTACCCATCCATATGGCGGTGACCATGTGGATGGATACGTTGTGCTTGGACGCAATGTCTTTGCGTTTCTCGCCTCTTTGCTTTGCGTACCAAATGTCTTTGGCTTGATCAAAACTCAATTTTTTGGATCTACCAAGTTCATACAGCGCGTGTTGGCTATTTCCTGCGGGCGACATATATTCCAGATTTTGGACGCAATTGTTGGCCTTGTTACCGTCTTTATGGTTTATCCAAGCGTTGTGTGGTCTGCCGCCCAAAAACGCTTCTGCAACTGCGGTATGAATGGCTTTGTGAGTGTGCTTTCCATTGACCGACAAAGTGACAAACCAGTATCCATCTCTGCGAAGCGCGGGCACCAGCACATGGTTAGCATCCACGTAAGCAAGCCCGCGAACAATCTTTCCTATAGTCATTTGACTAACACCAAACAACGCCGCTACTTTCCGCTGGCTTTTTTCTTTGGTGTAACTTGCCTTAATCGTTTCAATTTGATCCGACGTAAATTTTTGGTGAAACTTTCCTCTAGAACTGACTCGGCGTACAACTCCCTGGTTGCTTACTTCGTAGTCACTGGTATGCCCTACAAGCGGTTTCCATTCAATCATAATGAGCCTCCTTGCTTCGGTAGGAGTATATCATAAAGTCCCCTATACTTGGATCGGCCTATGTTGCTCGGTCGGTCAACGCTGCTGACAACAGAATGGTGAACCTTTTTGCCGAGATCGTGCCAGAGGCCGGCAAAGAGCCAGCATTTCTAAATCGAGCGCCAGGCCTCAAGTTCTTGGCAACAATCGGCACAGGGCCAATCAGAGGCTTGTGGGCGTACTCGTCTGATGACGGCACCGCATTCGTTGTATCTGGCACCGAGCTGTACAAGATCACCAGAAACTACACGGCAACGCTGCTCGGAACGATAGCCGGAACGGGCCCGGTCAGTATGTCTGACAATGGTATACAGCTATTTATTGCTGCCAACGGCCCAAGCTACATCTACAACAACAACACCAACGCTTTCGGCCAGATCACCGATGAAGACTTCCCCGGGGCGGCGACTGTTTGTTACCTAGATGGCTACTTTGTGTTCAACGAACCAAACAGCCAGAAAATGTGGATTACCGCGCTGCTAGACGGTACGTCTATTGACCCGCTTGAGTTTGCAAGCACCGAAGGCTCGCCGGATGGTTTGATTGCAGTTGCCGCAAACTTCCGCGAGGTTTGGGCGTTTGGCACCAACTCAATTGAAGTTTGGTACGACTCTGCCAACCCTGACTTTCCTTTGGAACGCATTCAAGGGGCGTTTAACGAGCTTGGTTGTGCGGCTCCGTTCTCAGTTGCCAAAATGGACAACGGAATGTTTTGGCTTGGGCGCGACCGCCGAGGTCAAGGCATGGTTTATAGGGCCAACGGCTACACCGGCCAACGAATCTCAACCCATGCGATTGAATGGCAAATCCAGCAGTATGGCGACATTTCTGACGCGATCGCCTATACCTACCAACAAGGCGGGCATTCTTTTTATGTACTGACGTTTCCGTCGGGCAACGCCACCTGGGTTTACGATGCCGCTACGGAAGCGTGGCACGAGCGAGCTGGTTGGTTAAATGGTGAATTTACCCGTCACCGTAGCAATTGTCAGATGGCGTTTAACAATCAAGTGATTGTTGGCGACTTTGAGAACGGCAACATCTACGCATTCGATCTGGATGTTTACGCCGACAATGGCGGTATACAAAAGTGGTTGCGCTCATGGCGAGCTCTGCCAACCGGCCAGAATAACCTTAAGCGCACCGCTCACCATACGCTGCAACTTGATTGTGAGACTGGCGTTGGCTTAAACACTGGTCAAGGGTCAGACCCTCAAGTGATGCTTCGCTGGTCTGATGATGGCGGCCACACTTGGTCAAACGAACACTTCTCTCCGGTTGGCAAGATCGGCGTCTATCAGCAGCGAGTATTCTGGCGGCGCTTGGGCATGACCTTGAAGTTGCGTGATCGGGTTTACGAGGTATCTGGAACGGATCCGGTCAAAACGGTTATCATGGGCGCTGAACTGATTGTGAGCGCAACCAATGCCTGATACCACTCAGATTACCCCGCCGAGGGTTCCGCTCACAGACCCCAGAACCGGATACATTGATCGGGCTTGGTACCGATTTTTTTTGTCTCTGTTCACTCTCACGGGTTCTGGGGCTAACTCAACGACGTTGACCGATCTGCAAGTCGGCCCTCCTTCGGGCGGGGTATCTTCCGTTGACGTATCTGGGCTGTATAACTACAATATTTTACCGTCTGCGATTACCGTAACGGCATCGCCTTTTGTGTACGTTAACAACCAAACGTACAGCGGCGATGTAATGATTTCTGGCGGCGGCGTTTCAAAACTGGAATTCTCTCGTGACGGTGTTACTTATTACGACACCGGCAGCTATTACGGAATGTTTACGTTGTCTCCGTATGATCAGCTACGAGTAACGTATGTTTCCGCTCCAAACATGACATTCATTCCGAGGTAATTGTGCCAACCACAAGACTAACTCCAAACGCCAAGCAACAATTTTTTGATGCTAACGGCAACCCGTTGGCCGGCGGAAAGTTGTACACATACGCTGGCGGAACGACTACTTTGCTGGCGACTTACACGGATTCGACCGGTACTACATCAAACGCCAATCCGATCATCTTGGATTCCCGCGGCGAAGCCAATGTTTGGCTAACACCTGGTACATCGTATAAGTTCAAATTAACTGACGCAAACGATGTACAAATTTGGGTTGTTGACGAAGTTTCTTCGCCTTCTTATGTGTCGTCTCTTTCTGTTGTTTCTGCCAACGGATTTGCTGGCATAGTAGCAAACCCTACAACAACGCCAGCGATCACCATCTCAACCACCGTAACCGGATTGCTTAAAGGCAATGGAACCGCAATTAGTGCCGCATCAAGTACAGACTATCAATCGCCTATCACGCTGACCACGACCGGAACTTCTGGTGCGGCGACATTCATTTCAAACACGCTTAATATCCCACAGTATGGAATTACTTCTGGCACTGTACAAACAACTCCTTTTGCCACTCCTCAATACGCTGATTTTACTGGCATTCCTTCGGGGGTTAAACGTATTACGGTAATGTTTAACGAAATATCAACCAATGGAACTTCAGGGGTAATAGCTCAAATTGGTAGCGGCTCTGTTGTAACCAGTGGGTACATTTCAACAACAGTTCGCATTGCAAATGACAATTCTACAAGCGGCGGGTCAATTACCAACGGTTTTTACGTTAACCCGGGTTATACAACTTCTTACAATGACAAAGTTTCTGGACTTCTTGTTTTAACCCTTATATCTGGCACAACTTGGGTTGCGTCAATGTGCGGCAAAATATCAACAGTTGTTGTTTTATCTGGTGGCGGCGTTTCGCCATCGCTTTCGGGAGCGCTGGACCGCATTCGCATCACCACAGTTGCAGGTAGCGACTCATTTGATTTTGGTTCTGTAAACATTCTTTACGAATAAAAATATTTTCATAAGGACAAGTAATGCCGCTCAATGATCAAATCATATTTTATTTGTCTCAGAATCATATTGCTTATGCCACTGGTGATTACGAGACTGGTCAGCCAGATGGTCAACCAGATCAAGTGCTGAGATGGAATGCGGAAAAACTTGGGCCGCAGCCTACGCAAGAACAGTTGAATGCAACGTGGGCGATTAAGGTTGCAGCAGATAATGCGGTTGCGTACAAGGCAAAGAGGGCTGCTGAGTACCCTGATTTCCGTGATTACCTTGACGGCATTGTCAAAAATGATCAAGCTCAAGTGCAGGCGTACATTGACGCTTGTCTTGCCGTGAAAGCAAAGTATCCAAAATTTTAATTAAATGGCAGTCACCGCAGTAGTTTTAATTGAATCCAAGACGATACCTGCGTCGCAGCAAACGCAGTATACGTCTACGAACTTGGTCACGATTGTGGACAAGTTCACGGCCACAAATTATGGCGGCGCGGTTGCGACTATAAATGTCAACTTGGTTCAAAGAAATGACTCTGCGTCAAACTCAAATTTGACGGTAAGTTCTAGGCGTCTGCAACCAAACGAAACCTACACATTCCCAGAGGTTGTGGGCCACGTTTTAAGCGTCGGCGATTTTATTTCTACGTTGGCCGGAACGGCGAACTCTATTAACATCAGGGCTAGTGGAAGGCAGATTACTTGATTAAACATTATTTTAGTTCTGGGGTCTACGCCAAAGAGTCGCGCATACCGGCGGGGCATATTTTGGTTCAGCATTCCCATAAACATGACCACCTATCCATTTTGGCTAGTGGGTCTGTAGAAATTGTTGTGGACGGAAAAACATCTGTTATAGACGCGCCCGCGTGTTTTACCATTGAAGCAAATAAACACCATGGTGTTAAAACTTTGACCGACGCAGTTTGGTACTGCATTCACGCTACAGATTGCACGGACGAAAACGAAATTGACGAAACTTTGATTCAACCAGCGGACATGAAAGAATTTGCAAATGTAATGCAAATTCTGAAAAAGGAGTATTAAAAATGCCTTGGATGTTGCCAGCAGCGATTGTTGGAAGTGGGTTGCTTGGAGCAAATGCGGCCAGCGATGCTGCCGATGTGCAAGCGCAAGCAACTCGAGACGCGCAAGCCGCGCAAGAGCGGATGTTTGAACGCCAGGTTCAACTTCAAGAACCATGGCGCAAGGCTGGTGAAGCGGCTCTCAACAAACTAATTCCGCTTACTGAATACAAAAAGTTTGATATGTCTCAGTTTCAGGCAGATCCGGGCTACGCCTTTCGTCTGTCTGAAGGGATGAAAGCCCTTGATCGTACCGCTGCGGCAAGAGGGGGCCTGTTGTCTGGCGCTGCCCTTAAAGGGGCGCAACGCTTTGGTCAAGATTTGGGTTCGCAAGAGTACACAAATGCTTTTAATCGCTACCAGACTGAACGCGCAGCGCAATTACAGCCATTGCAATCATTGGCCGGAGTAGGCCAAACTGCGGCAAATACTTTAACCGGCGCTTATGGCAACTTTGGCGCTCAGACCGGGCAAAACCTGCAAGATATAGGTACCGCACGAGCTTCTGGTTACCTTGGTGGACAAAACGCATTGTCAAGTGCTCTTGGACAGGCTGGGCAAATGTATCAGTATGGGCAGCGGACTCAAGCCTTGTCCAATGCGTATGGCGGAAACAGAGGCGCTCCAATTTCCGCGTCTACACCATATATTTCTTATGGAATATCAGATCCAACATATTCCGGTTACGGCGTTTATTAAGGTTTAATCATGGCACTTCGACCTCTTGACCCGTCAATCGTCAACGCCTACAAACCGCCGCAGTTCAATATGCCAGATCCTTTGCAGGATGTGGCGGCGCTTGAGCAAATCAAGTCTGGGCGCGTTGCTCGTCAAATTCATGAGCAGCAACTAGCCCAGCTTCAACAAGATCGCGTCGCGCTGGACGAAATGCAAAAACGCATTGAAGCAGCAGGTGGGCCATCTAATCTAAAGATGGCATTCACCGAAATGATTAACTCCAAATTGCCAGAATACGCAAAAATTGGATACACTGGACTTCAGAAGATTAAAGAACAAGAAGATTTTCAGTCTTTAATAAGTCCAAAAGCACCCGAAGCGCCACTCACCTCGGCGGTATCAACCGCTCCAATCTCGGGGCCGGCAATATCAATGCGTCCTGTCAACGCACCATATAATGCGTTGGCAACTCCTGAAGCTGACAGGGCGAACCAGTTGGCTGGAATGACTGCGCCACAAGCACAGCCAAGTTTGCCAACCAATATGCTTGCCACCGACCTTGATCAATTAGATCGTCAGATTAGAGGTGCTTATGCCTTGGGCACTCCTCCAGCGCTAGCATTTGCCAAAGCACTGGAAGCGCGCAGGGATGAAGCAAACAAAAATATAGTTGTTTCTCCTGGCGCAACTGTGTTTCAAGGTGGAAAAGCTGTTTACACTGCGCCGGAAAAACCGCAAGGGCAACCATCATTAGTTCAAGAATACAATTTTGCCAGAACTCCAGAGGGCGGCAACTTTAAGGGCTCTTATCAAGATTTTGTTGTTGCTAGGTCTGCGGCCATGCGTCCACCAGCACAACCTTTGGCTCCAGTCCCAACATTTGACAAAATGCTTGGGCAAAACGTTTATGCAACAAGAGAAGAAATACTTAAAAATCCAACAAGATTTTTGCCTCCTTCTGAAAAGCCAGAGCAAATAAAGCCAAATGAACTTAGAGATGAATACAGTGCTCTAACAAAAGATTTTAGAGCAGTCCAAGATGCACATACAAAAATAACCACGGCGTCACCAACTGGCGCTGGTGATATGTCTTTGCTTTACAATTACGTCAAACTGCTTGATCCAACTTCTGTTGTGCGTGAAAGTGAGTTTGCCGCTGCTGCTGCGTCTGGTTCGTTTGGCGAACGAGTGCAAACCGCTGTTAACAGAGTAATGACTGGTCAGCGCCTTAGCCCGGAGTTGAGAAAAGATTTTATTAACGAAGCAAGCAATCTTTACAAAGCTCAGAAGGTAGGTGCGGATCGAATCAAAGAGCAATACACCAGCATGGCAAAACGTGCCAAGTTAAATCCAGAAGATGTGATTGTTGATTATTCGGCGCCTGTGGCCCCTAGTGGTCAAGGTTCTCAACCAGCACTAACCGCAACTAACCCCAAAACGGGCGAGCGAATTCAATCTACAGACGGTGGCCAGACTTGGACTCCAGTGGGAGGTAAGAAATAATGCCTTTGCCCGCAGGATTTGTATTAGATAAAGCTCCGGCAATGAAGTTGCCGCCAGGGTTTCAGCTTGACGCAACGCCAGAACAAATTCCCGGCGTCATGCCGTTGACGCAAGCCCAAGAACCATCTTTCTTTGAACGGGTTGGCGCGGCACCGGAAACAGCCGCAAGAATGATTTATGGCGGGCTGACCGGGTTGGCGGCAGCTCCAATTGCTTTGGGCAAAGAAATTCTGACGGGCACTCCTAAAGAGCAGACCGCTCGGCAGATTATGGAGCTTGGGTCTGATGTACCTATTAGCCCCGCAGCGCAAGCCAATCTTCAATCACTTGGCGCTTTAACGTCTGGACTTCCAGCATTTGTACCCGCTATTGGTCAGGCCGGACAAGTCGCCCAAGGCGTCAATGCGCTTGCCGCTCGCGCTGCTCCAGCAGCACAACGTGTATCTCAAACCGTACAGAACGCTTTGGTACGCGCTCCAGAACCTCAGATGGCCGGTGGTGGGGCGGCGCTGACGCAAGAAGCGCTGCTTCGTGCAGAACGCGCTCAACGTCAAGGCATACCGCTGACCAAGGGTGAGCAACTGCAAAGTTTAGCTCAACAACAACTTGAGCAAGATTTGCTTAAGTCAAACAAGCCGCAATTGGTCGCCCCGCTGACCAACCTAAAGCAACAACAGCAAGAAGCAATTGGTCGCCAATTCCAAAAACTAACCGAAGCCACCGGCTCAACCGTGGCTGATGTTGACCCAATCTACCTGCGCGACGTTGGCAAGATTGTTGATAAGCCCCTGATGGCAGAGTACGAAAAATCGATTGCTAATTATCGTAGTAAATACAACGCCGCAGACAAAGCTGGCGAGACTTTGCAAGAAGTGCCGTACCAGAGTCTTGTTGACTACATCAACAAGCAAACGCCAACAACCAGAACATCTCTTGCGCCGATTTTGCAAGACACGCTTGAGCAACTCAAGATTAACGATCCCAATAATACTGGCAGCATTTCCATTCGTGCGCTTGAAGACGTGTACCAAAACATTGGCAAAAAAGCGCAGCCGGGCACTCCAAATTCTACTTACGGCAAAGATCTTAAAAACCTAATAGATCAATCAACTGAAGGCGCTGGCGGTGACCTTTATAAAGAAGCTCGCGCAGCTCGCCGCCAGTTTGCCAAAGAATTTGAAGATGTAGCCTCTGTTGCCAAATTGGTTGGTAGCAAAGGCGAAGATCGTCTTGTCCGTTTGTCCAACGTGTTTGACAACGTGGTTCTTGGCAGTTCAAAAGAAGACATTCAACACATAACTTCGTTGCTTAAACGCGCTGGGCCTGAAGGCGAGCAAGCAATCAATGAACTGAAAGGCCAGACGGTTCAATGGCTAAAGGGCCAGGCAACTGGCGTCAATGGTGTAACCAAGTTTGACAGTTTCCGTAAAGCTGTTGACAAACTTGAGAAAGAAGACAAGTTGACTGAGTTGTTTGGCAAAGCTGGTCGGGAACAAATTCTTGATCTACGAGATACTGTCAAGGATGCTTTGGTTAAGCAACCTGGTGCTGTAAACTATTCCAATACCGCCGGCGCAGTGATGCGTGGTTTGGAAAATATGGCGCTTCGTATCCCAGGCGCAAAAACGGTTGCGGAGTTGCGCCAAGACTATAGAACCAAAAAACAAGCTAAAGAAGCCGCAAACTTCAACGCCCTCGCCCCCACCAACCAAAATCAACTGGTGCCTTGATGGTTACTCTATCCGAAGTCGATCACAAAATTGATTCCCACATAGACATCTGTGCCGTCAGGTACGAGGGGATTGAGAAAGAAACCAAGGGCATCCACGCCAGGATCAAGCGCTTGGAGCAGATTTTTGTAAGCGGCGCTGGTGCCATCATCATGCTGCTGCTGACCATGTTGATCAAAGGTCATTAAACGGTCATCGTCTACTTGTAGATTGAAAGCTCCTTAACCTTTTGGGTACTGCTATGAAAGACGACATCCTTGCCGCGATTGATAGTTCAGAGCCAATTGACGCTCTGAACGCTCTGTTCTCGGTTGCCTTTCTGATCGCCAAAGCATCGAACTTGAACGAGTTTATGCTTTCTTCGCTGTTTTCCTCGACGGTTGACGCGCTCTTTGCAGCTCATGCTGACGACGAGGTTGACGCTGAAGAAGAAGAAGCGGAAGACTACGACGAGCAGACTGACGACTAATGGTCGGCCCCTCGATGACCTCGGGGGGTAATTAAATGGCAGATTTTGACGCCGCTTTTGAGAAAA